ATGAACTCACTCCTGAGTTTCTTGACTTTCTCTTGGATATTGATAGGAAATTGGCTCCACATGATTGGGTTACGAGGGAGTCTGCCGACTTTGAGTTGGTTGAAGCTGTTGGAAATGGTACCCTTAAAGATGAGGCACGAGCAATCCAGAAGGTGCTTGAAGTTAAGACTCGATTGTTCATTTCTGTTTCACTCCATGAGTTTTTGCTTCAGAGGCGCTATTATTCGGATATCGTTTACACGTGGTCTACCTTCAATGTCTCGGTATCCAGTGCTCTTGGTATTGCGCCAGATGATTTTGATATATTACATGACCACCTTTCTTCAGCGGGACCCGGGGCTGTTGTTCTTGCTACCGACCAGGAACACATGGATGGAAGGGTACGTCCGAGAATGGTTAGACTGGTCATGATTTTTGTGATGCACATGACTCAGGCTTTTTGTGATGCAGGCAGGAATATAGATCCCTTGATTCCAAAGGTTTCTAGGCGTGGTTTTATGATGGCTCGGTTGTTATATAGAATTGCTTGGTTTATTTTGAAGATTGGAGATGCGGAGTGTGAATTGGGAGCGATGCATCCTAGTGGGTCCTTTCTCACCTCTTTCATCAACCATGTGGCGCAAGACATACTTGTTATTTGGTGCTTGTCTGAAATGCTTTGTATAAGTGTTCTTGAAGCCATTGAGCTTTGCCCTCGCGTTTTTCTTGGCGACGACAGTCTTATAGCCATACCAGCTGCCTTGCGTCACAAGGTCGATGTCGCCCGCTATAAGGAGTTGATGTATGAACAAGGTTTTGTAGTGACACCATCAGAAAAAGAAGGCGATATTACCATTCACGAATTGTGGGATGGAAAAGGGGTTAGTACCTATCAGTTCCTTAGTCGTAAGTTTTGTGATACCGGAGCTGGAATCAAAGGGGTTTTGGATCCCGAGAAGGTTGAAAAGATTGTTTCGTTTTCAGAGAAGGGTAAAATGCAGGCAAATTTACCTATGCAGTTTCTTTCGTTCATTGAAGAAGCTAAAAGAGGTTGGACGTGTCTTTGGTATGATTCTTATCGCGAGAAGTGGTGTCGAACTTTTGATGTCATAAAACCAAATTTCTTAATTAATTCTGTCACTGGGTTGCTTGATGTTGAGGCAGTGCAATTTGCCGTGTTAGGTTATTTGCGTGAGAGCATTGACATGGTTCGACCAGAGGGTGGTGGAAATGATGAACAACCAATGGTTTCTGCTCCTGATGCTACTACAACATTTGTTTCTAATGTTGTGGGAGATTCTGATGATTCTCACCCAGCACATAGAGGTGAGGAATGGAGAATGGCTGGGATGGAGTCCGTGGTTCATGGGGATACTGATGTGTTTAATAGGCCTGTTGCAATTATAGATGATATTTGGGATGCTTCTTCTAGCACTACGTTACAGTCTTTCATGATGCCGAGTTCTTTTTTCACTGGCAACCCCAACGCTCAAGGAAAACTCGCAAACTATGCTTTCTTGCACGCGGTTGCAGTAGTTAAGGTTGTGATAACGTCTTCGCCATATACTGCAGGTAAAGCCATTCTTGGAGTTCGACCGCTTGTTGGGAGGTATAATCCCACTATATATGAAGTAGCAGCTTGCCCTAGCGTTGAGATAGACGCAAGTTCTGGAAAGGAGGTTGAGTTGAGAGTTCCGTGTGTTTTGCCCCATGGGTTCTCCATGATTACCAATTATAAGGAAGATGTGTTTTGTCCTTATTTTGATTGGGCGAATTTTTTCCTGATGGTAGTCAGTCCTGTTGCGGATGTCACTGATACGCCAGTTCATTACAGAGTGTATGCTTGGTTGGAAGAGACCAGACTTTTTGGGCCCACTAATTTCTCAGTTGCCAACATGGCTGAGGGTAAAGGAGATATTCCAGTTGGGGGGCCGCAAATGTATCATAAGGAAACTCTTGATGAGATGCGTGTCAACCCTTTTACTGTGAATATGGGGAGTCAGGTTTCGGGACCCCCAAAGGTCTCAGAGTCCAACCGCGTTAGTGCTGGGATTGATAAGTATGTGACACCCACGATTAAGGCTATCGGAGGGGTTCTTGTTGAGGTTGGGACTATTGTTCTCATGGGTGCAAAAATTGCTATGTTAATGGGCCTTTCTGTTCCGAACATCACAAACAACACGACTTTGGTTCAAGATGTTCGTAATTTCGATGGACATCACTTTTCTGGTGCTTGCCCAGCGCTCCATTTAGCTGGGTCACAGGCTCAAAAAGTCGTTTTGCCTGTAAATACGTTTTCAATACACGGTGACGAAATGAACATTTCTCATTATTGTTCAAGATTTGGTTATGTCGGAACAATTCGATGGACCGCAGATAGGTCTCCTGGTTATCAAATTGCTTATATTCAAATAAATCCTGGACTTTGTCATGTTGATGGAACTACTACTCCGAGTACTTACCACTGGAATCCCTTAGCGTTCTGTTCCAGTTTCTTTCAATTCTGGCGTGGTAGTATTGTTTATCGATTTGCTGCTGCAAAGACTAAGTTTCATTCTGGGATAATTGAGATTGTTTGGTGCATAGGAAATTTGAATGCCAATCCCTCCAGTGATCAAGAGGCAGCCAATTGTTATAGGGTTGTTTGGAACTTAGCTGAATCTGCGAGTTTCCAGTTTACTGTGCCTTATATAAGTTGCTTGCCGTGGGGGGTTTGTCGTTGGTTAGACATTAACGCATTTGATAATTCAATCAATTGTGTGAATGGAGCGCTTCATGTTAGAATTGTTACCCCACTCATCAGCGCATCGAATTTGGTCACAGATGGGATTGATATACTTCTTTATGTTGCAGGAGGGCCCGATATAGAGTTCTCCGTGCCTGCACAACCTTCAGTTATTGGTAATGTTCCTGGGCCTTTTAAAAACCAACAACTCTCACTGGGCAAGAGTAAGGAGAGAGAGAAGGAAGAAGAACCTAAAATTTGCAAACCAAAACTTTCTCGGTGGTTCAAGGCTGAAGGTAAGAAGGGGAAGAAGGAAACGAGCGGTGTTTATCAGCGTGATGATACGAGTGGTATTGGTGAGCAGAATACGGAGATGATGCTCGGTAGAGCCAACAAGTTGGATGCGATGGGTAGGATTGCCTGTATTGGGGAAGAAATATTCAATTTACGAAGCTTGACACGACGATTTGGCAGTAACGCCATTGTTACTACTTTTGATGGGACTGAGAGTGCTGGTCACATTGGCACTCAGGAGATGTTGTCTTGTCATACCATAGTCAGGAGGTTAGCTTACAGTTTTGCTTATTTTTCAGGCGGGACACGATTCGAGCTCATTCCGGTTTATATAAATCCTACAGAGGATCCTAAACTTTTTGGAAAGAGCGTTGTCGGTGTGTACGTGATGATGAATGGAAAACCGTTGGATGGGGCTGCTGTTACTTTCCAGCCCATAGAGTGTGGGACCTCCTATGTCTTTGGTATACCTTACCAACAACTCACACCTTATTTGCCAGTTGATATGTTAAACAAGACTTCACTAGGCACAGAGAGTACTAACGTAACGGCCTACGTTACACCTGTGTTTGGAGAGTTCGTCGCAGCAGTTCGATGCGCAACGGGAGATGATTTCACGTTTGGATGGCAAATAGGCCCACCAGCTGAGGCGATTAATGACGCCACAGCAGATAGTTCCGTTTTTTGGAATATTGTGGACGCTCCTTCTTGAGCGTTCGGAGCTTTCCGGGGTTTCTTGTAGAATTCCGGGCCCGCTAGCAAGGGTGTTTTTGCTAGTTGTCGCTGACGAGACAGTTCTTCTGGTCAGGCTATTTGGTTGTTTTTCTCGGCAATCAGATTTCTATATTTACG